ATCCTCAATAGCCAACCGAGCCTGTTCCAACTCATCATCGGAGAGGCTGGACATGGATTCGGGCAACGGTACGCTCGCGACTTCAACCCATCTCTCTCTCATCTTAACCTTGCATCGCTCGCCTCAAATATAGGCGTGTAATCATCAAAACGATCCCATATCGAACTAATTCGCGGTCTCAGATAGGCAACCATTGGCGCAACACAGAACGCGTTCAACTCCGGCAATCTTGCGCTTAGGTAATTATCGAACATCTGCGCATCGAACGATGGTTGACCCTCAAGCACGCGCCGCACGCATCTCTTGTGATACCCAATCGCGTGTGTAGTCCATGCACATTTTACCCTGCAAAGGTGTTCCGAGTATCGTTCCGGCCACGGTTCTCCATTGTTCCACAGAACTAAATTTGCGCCGAGATACACAATGTCCCAATCGTCGGGTAACTCGCTTAATGCTTGTTCAAGATGGCCTAAGTCTCGGAATGACACATCATCCTCAAGATGTAGCAAAGTGCTCGCGTCCGAGTGCAGGAACTCTAGCAGTATGTTTCGCTCTGAGTGGCTAAAGCTCTGGTGTGGGCCAATCTCTTTTACTGCCTGATACTTTTCAACTTCTAAGTCAACACGCGCAAACTCCTGTTGTGCGATAGCCCATTCAGAGGGGTCATTAGTTAGGCACACTCGCCTGTCAAAGAACCGCCAAACGTTCACGAGACCGCCCCCGGTTGGTGGGTATCATTCCATGTAGTTACGTAGCTGTTCGCCCAATCCCATACGCGCGCGGGCATCCACATGAGACGCGAGATCGTGATTGGCCCGAAGCGCCACGGACCCACCCAACAGTGGTATTTACACCACACGGCGAAGCGCGTTTTAAGATCGCATTGAGCTCGGATGCTGGCTCCGCTTACGTTATCCATTCGTTTCACCCCAAACACGGTGCTAGTCAGCTATCGCGACAATGAAACACCGACACATTGCGCCGCCCAAACAATCTTGTAGCGGCACTTCTGGTAATTCGTCCATACTCTGAGCCGTAGTACCGTCAAGCGCGGCGCATGGTTCACAAGTGTTGACATCTAACAACGCCGAGTATTCATAACGCCCGATCTCATCCGAGCGATTGCGCATCTCATCGGCTCGGCCGAACGCAATAACCTTGTGGGCCAATTCCGCCGCCGCACGATCGATGTACGTCACGGATCCGGTGTTGATCTCATTCGCAACCGCGTCCCACAGGTCGCTACCTGTCTTACCAGCAAGTATCCACCTCTGCGCCGCGGCAATGACTCTCGCCTGCACATCGTTTGCTATTCGGCTGTCCGTGAGATCGGTTAGATCATCAAGATCGTCAAACTCGTCTTTAGGTACGGCTTCTTTTACCGCGAATTCGAACGGGCATTCATGCGGCCAGACTCGCATTCCTTTGCTGGAGTTTAGTTCTGCTGCAACCAACAACCTCCCCGCTCGATGCACTTTTACGAGACGGTCTCTTAGGCTCTCGCGGGCTTCTGAAGATACTTGCAGCGTTAATTCGTGGTAGGTAGCCGGTTTAAGTTTTCTGATGCCTTTAAGACCGTCTGCAATCAGTCCATCGCGCACAGTCAGCAGAACTTTGCTGATGGATTCCTTACTTGACTCTTGAGCGTTGGCGATACCTTTGACCGCGATCTTTTCGTGCTCTTTAGGCTCACGAGAGAGTCTTAATCCTTCCCACTCGATTGACTTCTTTTCGAGATGGTTAAGACCGAGATGCTTGTAGAACTCGGTCGCTTTATCTTCGCCGTGTTCGTTGATCGCTTTCTGCCAGAACTCAGCATGACGCGCCGCGAGCACGGCGTCGAGTTTTAGCTTGATAATCTTTTCTTGAAGGCTCATTCAATAAACTCGGCCTCAAGAACGTCCCACTGCCGACCGTAGTTCACTTCGCGGAAGTGGGCTATAACCGCCCAGACTCGCAATCGTCTCAACGTATTCTTCGCGACCTGCGCCTGTTGACTGCGCGTGGCGTCTGGAACAATGCGGCGGAAGTGTGTCAGCACTTCTCGAATGTAGGAGACCTCGCTGGGTGTTGCCGAACCGATCTTCACTTCGCCATAAACTCCTGCATCTGTTCTTCCAGTCCCTTAATGTAGGCATCGGCGTCTACGAATTTGGCGAGTGTCGCCGGATCAATCGGCACGCTGGGCTTCGGTTCGGGTTTCTCGCTCGCCATCTCTATCAATCGTTCAGGGCTCATTGGGGTAGATAATCCGGGCACCATCCGAACATCACCTAATGGTGGGCCAACAGGTTTCTTACCTACGTCAGTTAAGAACTGATCCAGCGTGCTGGCCCCGGCCTTAAATATCTCAGCGCACCGCTTAACCTTTGCGTCCTGATCTTCTTGCAGCACTCGAACGTTCGTTGTGTCGAATACGAACTCTGCCCCTTCTGAATCTTCAAACTCTGACAATAGTTGGTACGTAAACTCTTCCGCCCACACGGCTTGTATTGGAATAATCACTTCTTCATATCCCTGCTGTCTTGCTTGTTCAGAAGAAGCGTAAGAAGTGCCGTTTTGTATTCCTACCATCACTTGTAAAGCCGCCGGCGAGATTTGGCACACGGCACATACTCGAGATTCGGGAATGAGACGAAGTGCAGACAGGTCCAGTTCCGTAGGGTTAAATCCGAACTTCTCGACCGTGAACGGCGCATCCAGCACCACAGGCTCGCCCGCGCGACCTCCGGTTGTCTTCTGAATCCACCCCTCTTTGATCGCCTCGGCGGCTGGTCGCGACATCAACACGGTCTCGTCTTTAGGTGTGATGATCGGCACCTGTAATCCCATGTTGGACATGATCGCGTAGGCAAAGATTGCCATCTTGCGATCACCGCCCAACTCTTCATAGAGCGATTCGAACGCTCCTAGCCCGGAACGCGGGCGCGCGAGATCCACATGGCGCTTCAGATGAATAACATCTTTAGCAGGGTAGAGAACCGGCGCTTTCCCTGGTACGCGATACTCGTAATGCGAGATGAACGGATCAAGCTCGCTTGACTTCTCGCCATGCTCCGCAGCCCACCGAACGACATCAGGAGTGCGGCCGTCTCCCGGCCAGCGCGGCTCGACTAGGAAGTGTGGCAGGTTCCACAATTCAACAACTTCACCCGTGATCGAGCGCGACTTGTAGAAATACACATTCCCCGCAAACCACCAGCCCATCGAACAGGATCCAGCGTAGTTAGCCCAAATGTTATGTTTGTTTGGACGCCTGATTAGCTTGGCGGCCGGATGATTAAAGTCAAACTCCTGATCGCCCTCTTTGGTGGTCCGTACTACCGCGGGCCTAGCTTCTGGAATACGAATAGCCGTGAAGTTACACACGGCCATTGACAGGGAGTTGAACTCCAGCGGACCTACTTCACCGCGATAGTCAGTCTTTGACTGTCGCGGCCATGCCCACGGACGCGGGTAGTAAAGCGCCGAAGGGTTCTGCTGGCCGAGATCGGGTGCTGGAACGGGCTTCGCCTTAGCCTGTAACGCGCGATACGCCTTGCTCAGTCGAGCGATAACCCCGTCACCTGTCTTTGTAAGCTTCGTGTCCATTAGTACATCTTAGGCTCGCGCTGGCGTGTAAGTTTTGAGAATGCCCCACTGGCCGCATCCACCTGATCATCGTTTGCGCCATGCGGGAAGGCCGTCAGCTCGTTTCTAAACGCCGCATTCCAGTCGCCTTTATGCAGCCTGACATTTCCAGCCTCACACTGCGCCGAAAGCGGATCGGCTCGCGTTGTTTTGTCCGTCCTTGCCATTTCGGTTCTTACTGGATAGCCCGCCAAGTAGCGGACAAGGTTGTTAATAGCCTCAACGGCCAAGCCTGGCACTTTCTCGATCCACAGTGCGACTCCGTCATCTCCGTAAGCTTCCGCGTCCGCCTCCGCGGTCGTCCTTATTTGTTCGTTACGCTCCTTCGGCGACCACTGCCCGCGCTTCACGTCTTCAATATCAAAAAATCCTTCTGGTGTTTGTGCAATTAGACACCCGACCGTGTAATCCGCTTTGGTTGAATCACTGCCGCCGAGATCCCAATATCTTACGCGCTTAGCGCCAACGGCCGGCGCTAGGTTCATTACCGGCAGGCAGGACAGCTTAAACATGCCGCCCTCTTTAGGCGCTGGCCGCTGCCTGTAGAGAGCATTCCAGAAGTAGTCGCCAATCCGCTTCGCAATCTTCTTTAGCTTGGCGAGGCTATAACGCTCGGGACACAGCGGCTCGCCAACAGGACGATCATCAGGTTCGAGTGTGCAACTATCCGGTATCTTTAGCGGTTCCTCTTCCTTGATTGCGTCGAAGCAGACGATATGCCACCCCTCTGGTTCTTCCTCGTTCTCCTGTTCCAGCAACCAACCGCACAAGTCGCGCTCGTTCCAGCGCGTCATCATGATCACGATCGCAGCGTCCGGCTCTTCGCGAGTATAGAAGGTTGACGAATACCAGGCTTGGTGATTCTGATTAACCGTTTCGGATGCCGCCTCTTCAGCGTTCTTGATCGGGTCGTCAATGATTCCTAGATGAAAACCCTTACCAGTGATCGGACCACCAACGCCCGCCGCCCACAAGCCTCCTCCCTCAGTGGTTTCCCAATGCCTAACCGCCGCTGCGTCATCCTTGACCACATGGCCGTTTGATAAGAAGTTTTCACGCGCGGAACGCGATAGCGTGTATGCGAGATCCGCTGCGTAGGAATTGATACCAACCCAACGCTCGGGGTATAGCGACAGGTAATAGGCTGAGAACAGACGTGATAGGAGTTCCGACTTTCCGTGACGCGGGGGCGCGAAGATCATCACCCGTTTCAGTTCGCCGCTGGCGACACGGACCAAGACGCGGGCGATCTTTATGCAGTGGTCGTACCATTTGAAGCGCGGATTCGCCTTCTGAACGAACTCTTTAAAATCTTCAAAGCTCGGCTTCTGGTAATTGCTTCGGCGCTGCGCCTCTTGCTCTTTCGATGGCTTCGAGAAGGCGAACTGACTTGTCTGCCATGACTCCGTGGAGAACGGCAAGGTCACTGGCTGACTGTTTGAATATGTATTCCCTCTCACTTGCAACGTCTGACTGTGCCTTTAGTGCGGTTAGATTGCTCTTTAGATACCCGAAGAGTAGTTCCTCAATTTCTGCGCCTTTTTTGTTCCGAAGTTCTCCGAACTGCTGCTCCAACTCCCTCTTTAGGTCGCTTACGGTACTGTCTGGCAGGTTGTACTCCGCCGCGACTTCGTTGACTCCTTGACCGGCCAGCAGCGAGGCCATGACCTGCGCCCGTACCTCATCCGAATGTTTCTTTCCACGCATCTCACTGTTTTACCCTTGGACAGACGTCCGCTACCTCGAGCAGTACAACACTGAGTCGTAAGGCAGACACATGTAGCCTTGCCCCGCTAGTTCACGCCAGACTTTCTCTCGCTCGGTCTTTGAACTCGGCCACATTCTTATAAAGACTTCTTTCGGCTTCACCGTTGGGGTAGGTGTAGGACTTGGAACCGGAGACGGCGAAGGGGTTGGCGTTGGCTGTGGCGTCGCTGTCGGCGATGGCATCGGAGTTGGTATCACAGTCGGACTCGGTGTAGGCGTTGGAGTGGGAGTCGGTGCCGGAGTCTGCACCTTTTGAGCCGCGAGCAGCGCATCAATATCAGCGCCCAAGTCTTTCCCGTCTGATGCCTTGCCTTTTAGTGGACTGCCGGCGCTCAACCTGTAGTTTCCGTTTGCGACGTCAACGAATCCAACCTGCGCAGTTGTCAGAAACGTGTTGTTTGGCGGATAGATGCTCGCTGCGCGGCCGGCGAAGTTATTCTTTTCAACAAGGTAGGCTGAATAGAACTTGGTGACGCCAACTGTTCCTTCACCTACTGCGCTGCCGTGTATGCCGTAGTTACCTTCCGAAAAGAGGTTGTCCCTAACGATCAATCCCGTTGCCTTCGGATCTTCCGCTCGGCTATCCAGCGAGGCGATGTTACTGGTTTTGAACACCGTGTTGTGAACCACTGTGACGTTGTTCGGGTTATTGATTATCGTCATAAAGCTGCCAGTGATCCCGTCGAACACGTTGTTTGCGATCGTGATGTCGCTCGTGATCGCGCCCCTGCTCTCAGTGTCGGTTCGGAGGATGTGCACTCCGCCCTCTGCGTTCTTAACGACATTGTTCGTGAACGTCGCGCTTACGACCACCGAATACGGCGCAGTCCCCTCCTGGTTCCGCGCTGTGAACAAGATCGGGATACCTGACTGTCCGTCCGTCCAGTTGTTCTCGAACACGTTTCCGTCAATGATCGTATTCTTGGCATTCTTTAATTCAAAAAGGTTCTTAATCGTCCAGTGCTTACCCGCGTAGGCGGCGTGTCCGACCTTCCAACTTAGGGGTTTGAATACGTGGTTCCAGCGAATCTCAATGTTCGACGGAATAAAGACTTCGCCAGCCGGATCGGCTCCACCAAACATAACGTTTTCACCCGCGCCTTCGAGATAGTTGTTGATGATGCGGAATGGTCCGGGACCATTCCAACCCGCCACTGCCTGAGAGTCTGTGCCGATGTAGTGGATCTCGGATATGTATGAGTTGCTAATCGTGGTCTCGGCGCTGTTCAGTGCAATGCCGCGTTGGGAGTTCAGCGTGGCGTTGCCGTGGATGTAACAACGATCGATCGTTATGTGATGCGGTACTTGTGAAAGCTGATTCTGCGCCTGGCGACCGTCACCAAGCTTGACGAGATCGAACGTCGTGGTAACTGGAGCATCCGGCAGAACTTCAACGCCCTCCAGTCTGTAGTAACTTGCTCCAGCCAAAGTGCGAATCGCCGGCTCGGCTTGGGGCGCCAGGAGCTTTGCCATCAAAGGCGCCTGTGCGGGTCCAACCCTCACCCCCGCTGGTAACTCGCTTGCTCGCGATGACCGGATGACAACCTCAGTAGTGCCGCCTTTTGCGGGCAGGTTAAACGGTCCGCGGTAGAACGCTCCCGACTCAATTACGATGACATCACCGGGTTTGGACGCATTTAGCGCGGCCTGAAAGTCGCCGCCGGCTGGCACAACAATGGTCGCGGCGCTGACCACCCCGACAAACAGAAACAGAACCGCGCTCGTGAATAAGGATTGTTTAATTGCTGTTCTCATAAATTCAACGTAGAATTTTAGTGGGCCGGACTAACGCGACCGACCCACGATTTACCAAAACCAATTAAAAGATCACCTTAGCTTTCGCTAAGTATTCGACTCGTTGCCGAATGTCATGGTCGTGGACCGTCATAGCCCATTGCGTCAAGAAACATATTGTGCGCGTTTTCCAGTGCGTTCTCTGCGGTGATCAAACATTCAATGATTGGGTAGGCGACTTCATCGGTAAGCTTTGCTGTTTCCTTGTCGGTCAAACTCGCCGCAACTGCGCTGAGCGCCTGTGCGTATCCCGCAGCGCCGCCGCTGTCCAGAATTATCTTTGCTTTGCAGCTTAGACCGCCCATATCAGTTGCCTCCTCTCTTCGCTGCTTCTACCGCGCTGTTCTGTTGCGCGGTGAGCATGCCCTTGATCACGTTTAATTGACCTGTCATGTTGTCGATGTAGACCTTGTTGAGTTCGGCCTGTTCCTTTAGCTGTTTGGATCGTTCGGCTTCGTACTCTTTTGCCATGCGCAACTCGGTCTTGAGCTCGATCAACATGTCTCGTTGGTCCGACGCTCGCCACCACGATTGCGCACCGAAAGCCAATACCGAGCCAAGAATGCCGATTGCGATCCACTTCGGCATGGTCACACTGTCAACCGATTTGTTAACCGTCACAGGCTCCCACTCCCGTTCAAAGCGATGCCATAAAGACCTGAACAGATCGCGCCAGTACTGCTTGGCAGGAAGACTGTCCGGCAAATGCTCCACGACTTGCATTGGCTTTGCTGGCTTGCTGCCATTTGAGGATGTGTGACGCTGCCGTTCAAACTGCGCTACTGCCATGCCCTGCCGGTGCAAACCTCTGAACTTTGTGAAGTGCCGACGCTCATCCACACTGATTTATTCCGAGGTTTACTTTCCCTCCACGGGGAATTGGGTTAACTTCCTTCCGCCGCTCTCTGGCTTGGCCTCGCAAGTTGGGCCAGAGGGTGACGGCTGCGAGCGATTCTTACGGGGGTCGCTCGCGCCTCTCTAACAAGCACTGTCTGTCAAATCTTTCCTCGGTACTGAGCTACCTTGTAACTTGATTGCCGCCACTTCCTCTCTCACTATCTGCCTGAACGCATCTAACCAGAACGCCGGCGGTAAGCCTCCACTTGTTTCAGGTTCTCGCGGCAGTAATGGCGCTTTGGTCGGCCCTTTGATCAGGTACAGGATCAACGGCGCTCGCAACACGTCGCTGAGCAACGTACTGACGAATAGCACCGCCGAAAACTTCCACGTCAGCACTACCCCTCTCAGCACGAACAGCAACACGATCGCGCTCAGCACGTCGATAATAAACGCGTTCATGTACAACCCGACCCACTTGATAAGCGGATGGTGACGGGAGTGCCACAGCCTTAGCGCCGCGTATCCGGCTCCGAATCCCAGGATCAGATGGATGAACCAGATAACGACAAAGAGCAGGGTGACTATCGTTCTCATTTACGTCGGGGGTTGTTCCGAATCTCGTGCAGGATTTCATCGAATCCCTTTTCCATGATTTCGTCACGTCGGGCCATTGACTCAAGAAACTTATTGGCCTGTGACTCGTTCAAGGCTCTGGCCGCGTCGCGATCCCGGCGCGCGTCGACCAGCGTACCTTCGACGAAACTCTTCAGCCACTTAGCGCCTGCCACCACGAACAGGAGAAACAGGACAGCCAGAACACCTAACGGCCCCCAAATCTGCCCTACCTGCGTCCAGTCGATTGGCGCCTGGATGGTCATTCATCGCGCTAGTCGAGAAGCCATAAAGTTAACCTTCAACCG